CCAAACGTGATCGGAGTTCAGACGTGTGCTCTTCCGATCCTGGCGCAGTAACTTTCTTTGATGGGACAGCAGGTACAGAACGTGCCCCTATAGACTCATCTGGTAGATTTATGGTTGCTACAACAAGCGCTGGAGGGACTATCTCTTGCGCTAGAAATGGAGGCACTTATAACTACTATGCAACAAGCGATGCAAACAATACAACCGAAGGATTTTTCCTTGGCTACAGTAGCGGTGCTGGCGCTAACAGAATTATTATTTATTCAAATGGCAATGTAGTTAATGCAAACAACAGTTATGGCGCATTGTCAGACTCAAAGTTAAAAGAAAACATTGTTGATGCAACGCCAAAACTTGCAGGATTGATGCAAGTAAAAGTTCGTAATTATAACCTGATCGGAGAATCAACAAAGCAATTAGGTGTTGTTGCCCAAGAGTTGGAAACTGTGTTTCCCGCAATGGTTGATGAATCACCTGACAGAGACGCAGAAGGCAATGACCTTGGCACAACAACTAAGTCTGTGAAGTACAGCGTATTCGTTCCAATGCTCATCAAAGCCATCCAAGAACAACAAGCAATCATTGACTCACTCAAGGCACGTTTGGATGCCGCTAATCTTTAAGGAAACACCATGACCTTGACGCAAGAAGAAGCACACCGCTTGTTTGAGTACAAGGATGGTGCTTTATATTGGAAAGAAATGGTAACTTCTCGTACTGGAAATAGAGTTGGAAAAATTGCTGGCTCTATTCACAAATCTGGCTACAGAATTATTAGTGTTCATGGTCATCAATATAAAGTACATCGTTTAATGTTTTTGTACCATCGTGGATATATACCAGAATTTATTGATCATATAAATGGGGTCAAAGATGACAATAGAATTGAAAATTTAAGAGAAGCAACAAGAACTCAAAATCATCAAAATAGGTTTATTTATAAAAATAATACATTTGGTATTAAAGGTGTAAGTAAACAAAAAAACGCACTTAATTGGCGATGCAGAATTTCTTATGGTGGTAAACCGCATGAGCTTGGTGGTTTCAAATCTAAAGAGTTGGCAATAGAATTTATGGAGTTGTGGCGTGATACAGCTCATGGCGCTTTTGCAAATCATGGTTTTTAAGGAGAATTAACATGAACATAGTCTGGACAATCAGTAATCTCGACAGAGATACATCAAATAATTTTGTAACAACGGCTCATTGGCAAGCCACAGCTACTGATGGCGATCACACAGCATCCGTCTATGCGACTTGCTCTTGGGAAAGTGGTACTCCTGTTATTGCATACGAAAATCTTACGCAAGAAACTGTTTTAAGCTGGGTCTGGGAGAGCGTAGATAAAGCCGCTACTGAGTCTGCATTGGCGGCTCAGATTGCTTTGCTTAAAGCGCCTGTAAAAGCCTCTGGGACTCCGTGGCAAGCATGAAACACCCTAGTTACTGTTGCCAAAAATGTGGTGAACACATAGGTTGGCTAGGCAGAATATTGAAGTTTCATAAATGTAAACAGGAAGCCACTACCTGAACTTAGTGGCGCATTAAAGGACTGAAATGGGCAAAGATACTAACCCCCAGATCGTGACAATAGATGGCGTAGATTATCCATTGGATAAGTTTACTGACGAGCAAAAATTACTTTTAAACCATACAGCAGACCTTGACCGCAAGTTAAATTCTGCTAAGTTTTCTGTCGATCAACTTCAAGTTGGCAGGGATGCTTTCTTCAAGATGCTCAAAGAATCACTAGAGAAACCAGAGGAATAAAATGGAACAGCACACCGCAGAAGCAGCATCAGCAGTAGCTGCAAAAGCATCAACATTAGCTACCTATGGTGGGGCTAGTAGCGCCATATTCTTTGGTTTAACCGCCAATGAATTTGGTACTCTCTGCGGTGTGGTGATTGGTTTAATTGGTCTGGTGGCTAATATTTGGTTTAAGCACCAACATCTTAAGTTGGCTCGTAAAGAAGCGGGATATGACTAAATGGCTTGCGCTACTGCTTATATGTATTGTTTTATGGGCAAAAGCGCAAACTGTTTGCATCGTTACTGATTTTTACGGGTTAAGTTGGTTGCATAACCCTTCTGAGAGACATCAAAGATTATCTGAGTGGTTGACAACAAATGGCAATAGTTGCAGTTCTGAACAACTGGTTGGTATTTGGAATAACCTAGCATTGTGGGCAGGGGTTGCGGATAGTGCTGAATTAAGGTCAAAAGTTCTTTTTTACTATGCAAGAGCAATGGAGAGAGAGAAAAAATGATTACCTTAGACAAGTGGTATCCAATGGTTTACCCTAATCATACAGCCACTCAAATAGCTTTTGATAAAGCCGTAGAGAAAGTTCAAGAAGAATACAGAGAAGCGGTAAAAGCTAACAAACTAGAGTTTAAGACTAGAGAGGTAGAAGTTGAACTGTATGACAAACGGGCAAGACAAAACACAATAGAGTTAGGCTCGTTTGAGAATCGTAGGCGCTTTCAGATTTTTGTTTAAGGAACACAAAATGATTGGACTAGATGCACTCTTGGGCGTAGGCTCAAAACTTATTGACAAGTTAATTCCCGACCCAGAGGCTAAAGCTAAAGCGCATTTGGAACTTCAAAAAATGGCACAAGATGGCGAGTTGGCAAAGATGGCTAACGAAACCAAGCTGTATGAGACTGAGCAAAACAACCTCACACAGCGTATGCAAGCTGATATGGCTAGTGATTCGTGGATGTCTAAGAATATTCGTCCCTTAACCCTTGTATTCCTTTTGGTGGCTTATTCAGGGTTTGCTATTGCCTCCATCTTTGAATACGAAACTCGTGGCGCTTATGTTGAGCTTCTTGGGCAATGGGGTATGTTGGTTATGTCGTTCTACTTTGGTGGTCGCACTATGGAAAAGATTGCAGATCGGGTTAAGAAATGAATCTTACTAAGCACTTTACTTTAGAAGAACTTACATTCTCAGAAACCGCAGAACGCAACGGATGGGACAACACCCCAAATGATGCAGAACTTGAAAACCTTAAAAGACTTGCTGAGTTCCTTGAGGAGGTCAAAGCAGCCTTGGGTGGACGACCCGTCATGGTTAACTCGGCTTTTAGAAGTAAGCAAGTCAATGATGCTGTTGGCTCTAAAGATAGTAGCCAGCATCGTAGTGGTTGTGCTGTGGACATCAGAGTACCTCAACTAACCCCTGATGAAGTTGTCAGAACTATCATAAATGCGGGTTTACCCTATGACCAAGTGATTCGTGAGTTTGACAGATGGACTCATGTAAGCATCCCTAATACGCCAGAAGGTAAGCCTCGTCAGCAAGCGTTAATTATTGATAAGTCTGGCACTAGGTCTTTTAATTAAAGTGACATAGACAAACGATTTAATCTCGCCTATGCCAAACATACCAACTCAAGATGATGCACAAGTATTTGCCCAGAGTATTAAAAAATGGCAAGAGGTGTTGAATCTGGGTGACTGGAGAATAGAGAAGGGCATTAAACCCGCCAAACAAGCGATGGCCTCTGTTGAGTTCAACGAGAGCGCCAGACTTGCTGTTTACCGATTGGGTGACTTTGGTGCTGAAAAAATAACCGATGATTCGCTAGACAAGACTGCACTCCATGAGTGTCTGCATATTTTCTTGCATGACTTAATGATGGTAGCAACAGACCCTAAGTCCTCAGACGAGGATATTGAAATGCAAGAGCATAGGGTCATCAATCTCTTGGAAAATCTCTTAAAGGATGTTCATGGGCAATCATAATCAAGCCTGTACTGATGTTGAGTTCATCAAGTTATGGGGAGAATATCAGTCTGCGGCTAAACTTGCAGAGCATCTTAAGATTGCAATCAGAGCAGTCTATTTGCGTAGAAGATGGATTGAGGAACACTATAAGGTCAAATTAGGTGCTTCTGACCATCGAGGCGCTAAATATGACCTTAAAAGGCCAAAGTCATTCTCTCCTTTGAAGCAGATTAACTTAGGCATTGAGGATGGGACAGTTATCGTATTCTCTGATGCTCACTTTATTCCTAGCCAACGCTCAACGGCCTTTAAAGGGCTTTTATGGGCTATCCAAGAGTTCAAACCCAAGGCGGTGATATGTAACGGAGATGCGTTCGATGGAGCGTCTATAAGCCGTTTTGACGCTTCTGATTTACCGCAGACTTCTGTTATCCAAGAGTTAAAGGCTTGTCAGGCAGCGCTTGAGGAGATCGAGGAAACGGCTAAAGCTGAACGACACAATGTAAAGCTAGTGTTTACATGGGGTAATCACGATGCTCGGTTTGCCAATAGACTAGCCCAACACGCACCTCAGTTTAAAGATGTTCATGGCTTTAAGCTGACAGACCATATTCCTAACTGGGAATTCTGCTGGGCTTGTTGGCCTACTGAGAACACCATCATTAAGCATCGTTATAAAGGCGGTGTTCATGCCACTCACAACAATACTGTTAACGCTGGTGTCAACATCGTAACTGGACACCTACACTCTCTCAAGGTAACGCCATTTGATGACTATAACGGCACTCGCTATGGTGTGGATACTGGAACACTTGCTGAGACTGATGGCCCACAGTTTACTTATGGAGAGTTAAGCCCTAGCAACCACAGATCAGGCTTTGCTGTACTTAACTTCTTTAATGGCAAGTTATTGTGGCCTGAACTCGTGCATAAGTTTGACGAGGGTATGGTTGAGTTCCGTGGCGAAGTTATAGATGTGAGTGCATTTTGAGCGCTTGGCTAATCATTCTCACAGGGGCGATATACGCCTACATAGCTGGTGAACAGTTATGGAAAGATAACCCACACATGGCGATTGTCTATGCAGGGTACGCCTTCTCGAATGTGGGTCTTTACTTACTTGCTAAGTAGCGTCTTTAACAAACAATCCGTTGGACAATAGTGTGCCCTTCCGATTCTTAATCTGATCGTACGCAACTTCCATGCAGTCTACCAGATTCAAGTCTTGTAGAGCGCAATAATTAACCAGACAAACCATGACATCTCCCACAGCGTCCACAATTGCATCACGATCTTTTTTAATGGTTGCATCGGCTAGTTCTCCAAGTTCAGACATTGCTTTAAGTAGCTGAGTCTCTGGATTGCTATTAGGGATAATTTTGCGAGCTTCTGCCCATTGAATTATCTTAATTTCTACATTTGCATAACTCATTTGATTGCTTTCATAACTCGTTGTTTTTTACCAGAGCGTCCTACTCTAGCGCCAATGATCTCGATATAACCTTTGTCTAGCAAAGCACGATACCTCCCTGTTATTGAGGAGTAAGGATAGTCTGGATACATCTCTAGTATCTCGTCTGAGATACACCCATCAGGAAAGCCCTTTATAGCCTCATAAACAAGACTTTCTAACTTCTTGGTGTCTACACTTTCAGCCGCCTCAATCGATGTCTGAGGGCTATCTTTTCTGTGTAACTTAAATACTGGTGAGCCAAAGAATTTCTCAACTGCACCGCCAAACCATGCTTTATCTAAACTCATTACTTTTCTCCTTGAGGCGGGGTACTCGCTGCGTCCATGTTCGTCCGCTATTTCTAGCCATGGCATCCGCTTTCCCCCTATTAACTTAAAACGGCATTGAATCGTCAAATTCCTCTTGCTTAACCTTTTTCTTAGGCTGCAAAGAAGCGTCTGCGTTCTTATTCTTGACAGACAAAGACATAAACTTATTTCCATCTTTGCTGACCTTAATCCAAGCAGATAGCCAGTAGTCTGTACCATCTACATTGATTGAGCCTTTGTAGTCAGGAAACTTAGCATCGTCCTTGCGATCGTTCTTGAAAAGGCTACCCCTGTTGTTGTTGTCGTATTCCATTTATAACTCCTTAGCTCGTTTGAGAGCACTTCTTACTTTACTAGGAAGCAGAGTCCACAGAGCTATCTTTTGTTCAGCATCTAGGTTCTCAGCTTCCAACTTTACCCAAGCTGTCTTAGGTTCTTCTTGCTCACAGATAGCAATTAGATCAACTGCTAACTCTTGCAAATACTGTAGTTCCTCTGGAGGAATGTTATCTGTTGCACCCTGTGTAGGCGTGATTATGACCTTTTCTACTGGTGCATCCTCATCGGGCAAGTCTTGACCAGCATAGATGTATAACCCGAGTCCATGCAAGCCAAGTGCTTTGGTCATACAGCGCATGATGGCTGTGTTAACCGCAAACGCATCACACTCAACCCGATACTCTTTGCCGTACTTAGAGACTGCTGTATAGCCCTTTAAAGGGATTGCTTTGTTGCTTGAATCCATAACTGGCAACTGGCAGGTCATTGGCTTGTCAAACATGGTAACTGTCACCCAGACCATTGCTGTGCCATTGATCTCCATGTAGCACTTGTCACCAAACATCTCTACCTTGTAGGTAGCTTTAGGGTCTGCTTTGAGAGCCTCTGCCCATGCCCAAGCCCATGATAGGTAGGTTAGGTTTTGTTTCTTTTCTGTGTGTTCATTAACATTTAACTTGAGTAGTGCTTCTATTGACATTTCATTCTTCCTTTAAATAATCTTCAATCATTGCTTCTTTGTCTTCCTCGTATAAATCCTCGAAAGGTACGAAGTGGTTTTCTCCACAGCATGAGCCGTAGGTCTTAGGGTTACAGCAGTAGCAGCAGTAAGTACCAGATAGGTCTTGGATTGCTTCTTCTCTTGTCAACTTTCTCATTGGATTCTCTCCACTTGTTTAGCTACGAGCCATTTATCGCCTAGTCTGCGTACTGACTTCACCCATTGCTTTTGATAGGCTCTAATGACCTCTGGAGGGGCTTGGTAGGTGCTGAATATCTTACGGACATGGATTAGGAATCGTGTGTTCATGTTTAACCCCTAAAAGCCAACAATACGCCCCAACCACCAAAGATGATGACTGCCAATGTCCACTCAACTAGCGTTTGAATAATCTTACTTTTCATTTTTTTGCCCATTCTGCTGCTCGTGTATAAAGGTTTTCTAAAACTAAACAATAGTAGTCAGCCATTGCATCGTTTTGTGCTTTTACATAAGCATCAAACTTATTTTCAACATAGCTAAACGCATGAGTTGGGCCATGCTCAATAAGCATTTTTTTGGCAAAGTCATTGATTGACATTTGATTTTTCATCTTGATTTCCTTAATGGCCCGTTTACGAATTGTTGCGGGTTGAGTGAAGTATAGCAAAGTAAACAGACAGGTCAACAACTATTTACTAAGTATTTTCCCTAGTGTCTCTTTCTTTCAACACTTTGTTGATTTTGCTATACTGTCGAGATGGATAAACAAACTGCTGTAAAACTCGCTGGCTCACAAAGTGCGCTTGCCAGAATCTTTGGCATTAAGAGGGCTGCCGTCCACCATTGGAAGACAATCCCTCCTCTACGCCTATACCAATTAAAAGAACTCAGACCAGAGTGGTTCAATGACACAAGCAAAAGTAATTAAAGCCCTCCAGAACGGCCCACTAACCTCACATGAGGTAGCTAACCTGACTGGTATGCCACAAGCCACAGTCCTGTCTACAGGAAAGAAACTACGCTACCAAGGTAAGTTGACCACAGAGATTGTCAAAGTCGGTCGCCATTGGGTTGCTCAGTACACCTTGGATGAGAGTCTGATTAAGTACAAAAAGAAGGATGACGAGGAAACTCGCTGCAAGCTAAACCCATT